AATTCTGGTTGAGAATGGTCATACGGATTTTTAAATTTGAGATCCATAGCATTTTCCCATCCTTTTATCTGCGCCAATTCGGCTGGGGTATGCTTATATTTTGTACCAAAGGTAGCCTCGCCTACTTTACGTGATGGAGCAAACATACTGGTGCGCCTTGCACCGCTTTTAGTTTTTTTTGACTCTTTTGTGATCCGTTCACCTTCTTTATCCCAATAATCATGCACCTGTTGAATTAGACCATCGAATTTTGTAACAGATTTTGCGGTTTCACCATATCGTTTAGCATACCTATCTCGCAGTTTTGTAAGATATGACAATCTGTCTTTATCGGTTGATCTACGCGCATCTTTCCAATATTCATCCCAGTCTATAGGCTCGTTATTTGGATCGATATCATTTAAGCCTCTGTCATGATAACCTTTAGTTGGATCATTATTTTTTGGGGTGAATATAAAATTACCTTCAGACATTTTTTCTGTCACATGTTCACCAACGCTTGCTGACCTCGAATACACGCTTGGTTTTTTAGATTCGTCCATAGTGTCACCGAGCCGTTTAAATCCGTAGCTATCAACCATATATAATCCATTACCGTGCTTAATAACATCACCGACGCTCATTGAGGTGTGTCCGGTGCCTGACCTTTCAATCATTGCCCTCGCCTCGCCATTCGGACTCCAATTCTCACCCTGCATCATCTCAAAGATTCTTTCTGGATTCGATTCTTTTAGCGTACCAATCAATGCATGTGTAACACTCAATGTCCTAGGAGTAGGTAATAATTCTGGTCGGTTTTCCTGAAGCCAGCCTGGGCCCATCATAAAGTCTCTACTATATTCTTTCGTCCAATACCAAAGTTGACTAGAGCCTGGGGCATACTCAGGACCAGCATCAGCTAATGTTGCATAAGAACTTTTGTGTCCTTCAATTTCTTTAATATAGTCTCCCCACTGACGGTGCATTGAACGAACAATGTCTTCATCAGTAATAACTTCTTGAACCATTGTTGTTCCGTCTGGTTTTCTAATAGATAACGTAGTTTTATTTTCTACAGTTTTTACTTTATAGACTTGGGCGCCTGCATTTTCAATTCCTTCAATTACTCGTTCTACATCATCTCTATGTTTTGATTCCATATCGAAGGAACCAAGCTGTCCGTCATCCTTGTCAAATGAATCAGAATTGTTAATATAGTTTAGGTAATCATCCGAATTTTGAAATAACACTCCAGAATACACAATTCCATTTACATCATTGGTTGTAGTATCACTCTTCTCTTCATCTGGTCCCCAATGTCCATACATATTACCTTGATCGTCTTCAGCGTGAGCGTAATTCCAAGGATCACTTTCGTGTGGTCCTTCGTGTCCAGTGTCAGAATTAATTCTTAATCCTCTTGCCTTGACGGCACGTTCCCACATTTTCATATCATTAAACTCATGATCCTTTAGCATTTCTGGATCTTCTTCTACCTTCTCTTCTTCATCAGCTTCATAGTCTTGAAAACTCAATGCTTCGTCATCGTTTGTATTGTAACTTCCGTCTGCATTAAAAGTTGCTGGTGTTTTATCATCGGTAGATTCATCAAAGTAGTCATCATGTTCAAAATTGCCCCAGTTTTCAAAAGCATCAACAATATCATATGGACGGCGGTTGTATTTCTTCGCTAAAAAACGAACGGCTTTTATATAATCCTTTCCTTTTTCTAATAAATCATTTAATTCAATCGCAATTTTTTCATTCTCAGAATCATCATCATTCTCATTTACGCCGTGGTTATCATGTTCACGTTTTCCATCATCATAACCAGTCTGGTATTCTCGATTCTTCATACCATAATCTTGAGGCTTACGCTTAAAGCCATCTTTGTAACCTTGTATATATGCGTTTGATTTGTTGTTATCGGATTTTTTATTTCCTAAATCTTCTTCTCTAATAGATTCAAATTCTTCGTTATCGTCGTTTGACATTATTTGTAATCCGGCTATAGAAGATCCATTTGCGATCATAGGATGTTGCATGTGTTTCGAAATTAAACGTTCTAATCTTTCTAGTTCATTTTCAAAGTTTGTTAGGTTTTGTGTAGATGAATAATTTTTGTTTCCTCTATCTATATCAGCAGTAATTATATAATCGTTATCTCCACCAAATTGTATATTATATGGACGCAGTGGGCTCGCTCGTAGAATCTTAATAATTTCTGGTTGCTTTTGTATGAAATCTGCAGATGGTTTTTTTCTGCCCGCTTCTAGCGATTCTTCATATCCACCGTAGTCGCCGTAGTCCTCATCAGTGCCAAATCCTGCTGAAGCCATGCCCGAATCAAAATCGCCGTCCATACTGTCATCGGGTTCCATATTGCTTTCATCTTCAACACGCATATCTGGCATTGTGATTCCAGGGTAATCCATCATAACATCTTCAACTCTATTAGCATCACCTGCATCATACAGGACTAATACATTGTTGTCAAAGTGGGCATCAATGTTGTGTTTGTCTAAAATATCTAGGACTTTGCTTTCGTAGCCTTCGCTAACAAAATCTTTAAATTGTTTCGTCTTATTTTTATTATAATTTATTGAGCCAGACATGTGTTTTTTATTTTTGCGTCGAATACGTTCAAGATTTTCCGGTGATTGGTCGGCGTCGTTGGCCCTTGCCTCAATTTCAGCACGATCAACGTCAGACATATGTTTTTTATTTTTTGGATTACTATCATCTTCACCAACAAGACGCTGTTTAAAAGGATGACCTTTTTTACTGTTTTTCTTGGCTTTCTCTTTGCCTTTTACTTGGCCTGTGCCTTCTAATAGAAGTAATGTCTTTTTAATCTCGTCAATCATTTTGGTCCCTCATTACAGTTTAATCCGATGCACCAAATCATTTAACTGTGTTATTGCTCTCCAGAATTCATTTTTAAACTTTCTGTTGACTTTAAGTAAACGAATAGATTCTTCAAAATTATCTATTAGCATGGACATTTCATCAGCAACATCACCATTGGTATCTTTTCTACTTTCCATAATATAGAGGGATTTTTTAATATCGTCTATCATTTTAATACCTTATTATCATATTTATAAAATTTCAAACTTTCCTGCATTACTAATAGTGAGTGGTTCTTTGTCTAAAGTACAGCCTTTAAGTGAATATTGGGCAGTATTTTTACTGTCAACATCAACTATTTTAACAGAATGTTCGCCCTTTGGTAGCCGTACTTCACAACGTTCTCGGACATATTGTGATGCATTATCCCACAAATAATTGCGTTCTACAAGCAAATCGCCGTCCATATAAATTCTGTATGTAGGAGTCGGATGCAAATCCAATTTGGTCTTCTCACACATTAAATCAAATTCAATTACATAGATTGGATTCATCATTACCTCTTTTTGCTTCGTTGATCTTGTGCTTTAGCTAATGCTTCTAATTTTTTAACTATCGACCCCTTAGTTAAATGATAATATACATTTCTAGCATCATGCGGAATCTGTGTAGTTAAAATTGTTAATTCTTTTTCTAGATTTTTAACTAGCGCATCATATGTCCAGCTACCAATCCCACCGTCGGGTATAATTCTATTGTCATTTTCCATCATTTCGGTCACCTTCATCTCTTTTCGTAATTCATCAAATAACTTTTTCTTTAGTTGAACATCGTTTCCTGGGATTCCAGAAGAAAATACATTAAAATTCCCAGTTCTTGCTAACTCTCTAACTTTAGATGCGCTCATTCCTTCTACGCCCTCTCCGTCAGGATCACGGGCACCAGAACTAACTATATCTATCCCATTTTTAAAATGAAACGGAACAATACCTTCTTTAGTTTTCTTTCCGTTGTATGCGGTAACTTGTTTAAAACTCTCAATTCTATCTTGTCCTACTATAAAAATAACCTTGTTAAAATTCATAGACGATAACCAATTCAGTGCATCTACCGGAGTTCTAATAGCTGGTTTATTTTTGTTTGCGATATTTGCATTTAGTAGATGTTGAACGTAATATGCTTTTGATCCAAACTTTAAAGGATTTCTTTTAGAATCTTGTGTATGACTTAGAAAGATCATCGGTGTAGCATTGTGCTGACTAGCTACTTCCTGCATTTTTTGATATAAGGCTTCGTGACCAATTGTAGGAGGGTTAATCCTACCGTATGTCATAACTGCGGTGCCTCTATCTTTAGCTTCAAATATATCGTTTACGAACATAGTGTGTTATCTTACACTATATTTATTTGATTTAATTCTTTTTGGTCGGAACCTCAGCGTCGAAGGTTGGCATAGCATCCATTATTTTACTTTTAGAGGGTGGTTTAGCTACTGTGGACGTGGCTGCAGGAGTAAGAATAGGAGAAGCCACTACATTAGATACAACATTTGCCTGGTTTGCCGCCTGAGCAGCCAAGTATTTCTCAGCCATCTCTTTGTGATTCTTAATAGCATCAACACCGAGGAATGAAAATGTACCTTGGTGATCTAAAATGACATCTTTATTCACCCAGACCTTATTGCCCATTTTGCGCCATCTATAACAGAATGTCCAATCTTCACTAAGATAGTTTTTGTGTTCATCAATCATAGTGTCAAATAAGTCATACATGAATGGTTCGTATTCTTTACCTATACCTATGTTGTCATTATATTTTAATTCTGGATGATGAGCGATCATTTTTTCAATCACTTCTCTTTTGATTAGCATAAATCCTGTTCCGGCAGTACTTACTTCTTCGAGCGGGCCTTCTTTACTAGGATTTGGCAGAGAATTAATTACAAATCTTGGTGGGTAACATTTCATTGGATATAAACCACACATTACATCTTTGTTATTTTGAAGCATCATCGGAATATATTCTGGTTTCCATCTAATATCAGCATCAATAAACATTAGGTGAGTAGCAGTTTTATTATGTAGAAATTTTGATACTAGGTTATTACGACCCCTAGGTATTAGACTTTCATTTACCATAGTATCAACAGTCCAATTTACTCCCCATTTAGGTGCAGTGACTGCAAACTTTAGTAAACTCATAAAACATGCTTCGAATATTTGTCCACCATAACATGGAATAGCTATATAGACGTGAACTGGTTTAGCTTGAGCGGGAGTTGGGATCATGTATCTTCCTTTAGCTTATTTACTTGTATTTGTTAAAGAACAAATTTTTCCTCCTATGCACTCGTAGCCTCAATTGTAGATTGGTCATCGGTTTGCTGATCAATCGTATTTGGAATTATTTCAAACGTAAATTCATCATCTTTAAAATCAACTAATATGATAGATTTAGCAGGAATCTTCTCAAATAGAATCTTTTTACTAAGAGGCGTCTTAATCAGTTTATCAATTGTTCGATTTAACGGACGTGCCCCCATCTTCTTGTCGTATCCCTTATCTGCTAAGGTTTGAATAGCGGTTTCTGTGCAACGAACTTTAAGATTACGCTGAAGCAACAATTCATTTAATTCATTGATAAACTTGTTTACTACTTTCTTAATCGACAATTCATCAAGCTGATCGAATTTAATAATAGCATCTAGTCTATTTCTAAATTCCGGTTTAAAGAATGTTTTTAATTCACTCTCATATACGTCTGTCTTCTCTAACTCACCGAAGCCGATTGCGTTTCGTTCGCTCGCTTCCGCCCCAAGGTTACTGGTCATAACAATCAAACAATTTCGACAGTCGGCTTTCTTGCCATTGCTGCTAGTAACTGTACCTTCATCCATAACTTGTAACAATACGTTATAGACATCGGAATGAGCTTTCTCAATTTCGTCAAAAAGAATAACGCTATACGGATTTTTTTCAACCTCACTAATCAATAGGCCACCGCCGAGATTACCGTCATCATATCCTACATATCCTGGAGGAGCACCAATTAATTTAGCAATGCTATGCTTTTCTTGGTATTCACTCATATCAAATTTTAGCAATTTCATTCCTAAATTAGCTGCTAACAATTTGGTCAACTCGGTTTTTCCAACTCCCGTAGGTCCGAGAAATAAGAAGTTAGCTATCGGCTTTCCTAATGTTTTCAATCCTGCTTTAGCGATGTAAATTTTATCAAGCACACTATCAATAGCCTTATCTTGTCCATAAAGTTTTGTTCTGATATCATCTTCGATAGTTACAGTTATTACTTCAGGCTTGGCAGTTAATTGTTCCATTGGAATTTTAGCCTGCTTGCTAACAATTTCTAAAATGTCTGCTTTCTTAACAACAAACGGAGTGGCTTTAATCTTTTGTTTAGCACAAGCCATATCAATCATATCAATGGCCTTATCCGGCAACTTACGATCTGGAATATACCTCATGCTGTATTCAATTGCTGCATCAATAGCAGGTTTTTCAATCTTGCCACCATGAAACTTTTCGTAAATTGGTTTCAAGTTCATTAAGATTTTTCGAGTAGTTTCTTTATCAGGTTCATCTATCGTTAATCTATAAAAGCGTCTCATTAATGCACGATCTTTTTCAAAGCTACCGACGTATTCTTCCCAGTTCGTGCTTGCAATGACTTTAATTTTTCCCTTTGCCAACGCAGGCTTGAGCATATTTGCTAAATCAACACTACTGCCTGATCCTGAACCAGCACCGCGCATTTGGTGCGCCTCATCGACAAATAAAATACATTTACCTTTAGCTGTTAGTGCTTGGATGACGTCTTTTAGTTTTTCCTCAAATTCGCCTCGGTATTTACTTCCAGCAAGCAATGTACCAACGTCTAAGTTATATACTTCAAAATCTTTAATGTAATCTGACACTTTACCGTTTACAATTTCTAATGCAAGCCCTTCTACAATAGCTGTTTTACCTACTCCAGGATCTCCTACTAACAAGACGTTGCTTTTATTTTTGCGTACAAGAATTTGAGTGATCTCATTAAGCTCATATTCTCTACCAATTACTGGATCAATCTTTCCTTCCTTGGCCAGTTTAGATACGTTAGTGCAATATTCCTCAAGTACAAGGTCAGCCTTGCTAGTTGACATTTCTTCCTTGCCATGCACATTTGTTTCTTGAAAGAATCGTAATAACTCAGCCTTTTCAATACCGTATTTTTGAATAAAATAGAGGGCATGAGCCTTCTCTTCAGCCATAATGCTTATGAAGAGATCCATTGGGAGAACTTGACTACGTCCATTAAATAAAACTTGAGTAAATGCTCGATTAAAAACTCGATCAATTGTATTTGTTTTCTTAGGCATAAACTCTTTAGTAAATTTTGAATACTTAGTTTGAGACTCTAAGTATAGTTTAACATCAGCATCAAGTCCGTCAATGTCTGTACCGAATTCTTTTAGCATCATCCTGAAATTTTTGTTAGATAGGATACCTAGCAGTAAATGCTCTACCGTAAAATATTCATGTTGATATTGCCGTGCAAAATCAAATGAGGTATCAATAATTGCTTGTGTTTCTGGATTGGGTTTAATCATCTTTAACTCCCATTTCTACGGTTACAGAATTGTTGGCTTTTATTGCAGCATTTTCTGCATCTTTTATATCTCGTCTTGCTTTTGCTTCTTGCATTTTTTTACGATCATGCATTGTAATTCCGTGAAGGTGATCAAGTTCGTGTTGATATACGCGAGCAGTTAAGCCATGCAAATCATTATTAATCACGTTACCATCTGCATTATAATACCTCACATGGATACTGTCATATCTTACAACATCAACGGCCTCACCAGGATAAGATAAACACCCTTCGCTTCCATTGACTAGAATGGGGTGTAAATCATGCAACAAGAATTCAGGATTAAACACATCATATCGAACTCCATCAACCTCCATAACAAAAACCGAATCTCTCAATCCGACTTGATTCGCTGCCAATCCAAGGCCGTTGTTTTCCTTCATAAATGCATAA